ACTTGGCTGCGCCAGGTCTTCGAATAAGCCCGCGCTTGACAGCTTGGTTTCCTGTTTTGTGCGTCTCGTCATCCCACAACCTAAGCCAGTCTCGTGCCACTTTGAGATCATGGAGGAAAAAACTCTCAGCCTCTCAGTCCAAGCAGAATTTGTCGGATCTGTGCTTTAAAGAACAGGCGACCATTCACCCGAAAAACACAGACCGATATGGCCGCACGATAGCCAGGGTTGAGTGCCGTGGTGTGGATGCCAGTGCGTACCAGGTTCAGTCAGGCATGGCTTGGGCTTACACCAAATATTTGACTGATTTCAGTGTTATCGAGCACGAAAACGGAGCCCGCGCAAAGTTGCGTGGACTGTGGTCAATGCCGAGTCCAATCCCGCCATGGGAGTGGCGGCATGAGAGCAAGAATTTTTAAGGGAGAAAGCAATGACCAATGGCAAGAAGCCACCGCCAACCAGCAAGCCAACGCCGCCACAACAACATCGGAAGTCAGAGCACTCTGCAACGGAGCGGTTATATGAATCGGTCAATAATGGGAGCAACCGACGCAGTCAGACTATAGAGCAGTTTGCTCCGCGTGAGTCAAATAGGCCGCCTCCAAAAAAGTGAAAGGTGAACCCATGAACACTGATGCCGATAGTGCCTCAAGCCCCAATGGGCTTGATGATTGGCTTTGGGAGGAGCAAGACGCTTTGCAAGACAGGGTGCAGGTGTCCGCTTCATATCATGCCAAACGTGAGCGGTTTTTGGGAGCTGTGGAGCGGTTTTTTCAAGCTGTGGCTGCGGTGACGGCCACATCTGCATATGCGGGCCTGGTGGATACCGCTGGTAAACCGAATGGCTTTGGGCAGTGGTTTGCATTGGCAGCTGCCATTGCGTCCATTGCTCCCCTGGTTTTTGGTCTTGTCGAGAGAGCACGTCAGCATGGACAACTGAAATCTGAATTCAAGACTCTGTTGGCTGATATGTACCAGGCTGAATTGCGCTGGTCTGAGTCTCAGTTGCTTGCCTTCAAAAGCCGGGTTGCAAAGCTGGAAGCCGGTGAACCTCAGGCTCTGGCTGCGCTGGTGATTCAATGCCAGAATGAGTTGGCAATTTCCAGAGGGAAGCATGTTTATCCGCTAAATGGATGGGAAAAGTTTGGGATGCATCTGTATAGTTTTGATCCTTCGGCTATTGTGATGAGAACGCCCAGGCCTGGTACGCCTTGAATGTTTACCGCCGCCGTGCTAACCTAAAAACCGCAATTTCACTTAAGGCCAGCAAACGCTGGCCTTAGTTTTTGGTGCTCATCCCGCGACAGTGCGGGCATGAAAACCAACTCCATCTGGATTCGCGGTGCGGCCAGTGTCCGTAACCTTGTTGCTGTGCTTTCGCTGTCTGCATCGGCGTTTGTGGGCCTGGTCATCCACGAAAGCTACACGCCGACTGCTGTGGTGCCCACCCAGGGTGACCGGCCTACGCTCGGGCACGGCAGTACTTTTCATGCGGATGGCTCTCCCGTCCGCATGGGTGATACCACCACGCCCGTTCGGGCATTGATCACAGCCCAGGCCCACATCAGCCGTGAAGAAGAACGGTTTCGCGCCAGTCTGCCTGGCGTGAAGATGTTCCAGGGTGAATACGACATTTACATGGACTGGGTTTACCAGTACGGCACAGGGGCCTGGCAGACATCGGGCATGCGCCGAGCGTTGCTCGCAGGGGACTACATGGCCGCCTGCGATGCGTTGCTGGACTACCGCAAACTGACCAGCTCCCGCCAGGAAGGCCCCGGCTGGGTGGTGAGCCGTAGCAATGCCAGCGGCAAACCCATACGTTGGGAATTCGACTGCTCCACACCTGGCAACAAGGTGTGTCGGGGCGTGTGGACGCGGCAGCTTGAGCGCCACCAGCGGTGCAAGGCCTTGCAGCCATGAGCTTGGCTGCCCGCCTGTTGGCACTGCTGCTCGCCGCCATGGCTCTGCTTGGTGGTGGCTACTGGTGGGGACTCACCGCCACTGACAACGCCTGGAACACGCGCCAGGCAAAGGCTGCCAGCGAGGCCGCCCAGCGCCAGTTCCGCGCATATGAACGGGCCGACGAAGCCGTGGCCACATACACGAAAAAACATCAAGACCTGGAGAGCCGATATGCCGAGCTGGATCGTCGCTATCAAAATCTTCGCGGGCGTGTGTTACTTGCTGTGCGCATACCTGTGGTGGATGACATCGCCTCAAACCCCAGTAGCCCAGCTGCTGTTCAGGTGCTTGGCGGTGATCAGCATGCTGTGCGTCTCAGCCTTGGCGCTGTCCGCATGTGGAACGGTTACCTCACCGGGGCCGACCAGGCTGCCGGTGCCTGCGGCGTTGCGGATACCGCCACAGGCACCGAAGCCGTTGATGCCGAGACCACTGCCTGCACCCAGGACTCAGGACTCACCCTTGACGATGCCTGGGACAACCACCGCGACAACGCCATCAGCTGCTCACAAGACCGGCAGCTATTCCAGGCGCTGATTGACTACCTCAACACACATCCACAGGGAGAGTGACCCATGTCAATGGACAAAGATGAATTGATGCTGCTCGGAAAAATTGATGGCAAGCTGGACGGCCTTGCTCATCATTTGAGCCGCCAGGACGTGAGGCTGGATGCGCTGGAAACGCGCATGCAGGAAAACCATGACTCTCTCGATGCACGCCTGCGCACGGTAGAGCAAAAAGCAGCGGTGGCAGGTGCAATCAGCGGGTCAGCCGTGAGCATTGGCATTGCCCTGGCCATCGAGGGTATGAAGCAGTGGCTCAGCCGTGGGGGCATGGGTAACTGATGGCACATGCCTCGGAAAAGCGCACCCAACTGCGGGGCCTCTATATCTATCAGCGCCTGCCGATGGATCTGGCGTGCCAGAAAGTGGGCGTGGCACGCTCCACGGCAAACCGCTGGAAGCAGGATGCTGCCGACAAGGGCGACGACTGGGACACCCAGCGTGCCGCCATGGCCCTGGGCGACGAGAACTTTTCCACTCTGAGCAAGAAGCTGCTGGAAGACTACCTGGTGCAACACCAGGCGACGATGGACCAGCTGCGCGAGGCCAAAGACATGAGCGCACGCGACCGGGCTGACACCCTGGCAAGCATGAGTGACAGCTTCAACAAGACGATGGGGGCTTTTAAAAGGCTGTCGCCAGAGCTGAACAAACAGGCCATCCAGCTGGATGTGTTGCAGCGCCTGGTGTCGTTTGCCCAGGCTAGATACCCCAAACACCTGGCAGCCATGGTGGAGCTGCTGGAGCCGTTTGGCGAAGAGCTGGCCAAGGTGAAGTGAGTCATGGCAAAGCTGCGCAAAGGGGTATCAAAAGAGTTCCTGGACGGCCTGGCTGAGCTGGCTGAAGGGCTGCGCCGACAGATAGATGCCAATCTGGATGGCTGGGACGTGTCGCCGCAGGCGATTGCGGAGCGTCGCCTGCGGGTGTTTGACCCGGTGTCGGGCTTCGAGTTTTGGGACCGGAACTACTTCCCGCATTACGGGAAGGCTGAGCCCAGCGCACTGCACCAGTACCTGTACAAGCGCCTGCCTGAAATGGTGGCGGCCCAAAGTGGGCAGCGGGATGCGCTGGCTGCGCCTCGGGGTGAAGCCAAGTCCACCAAAGTGAGTATGTCGTTCACTTTGTGGTGCGTGGTGACGGGCCGCAAGTGGTATCCGGTCATCATCATGGATGCCTTTGAGCAAGCCGCTGAAATGTTGGAGGCTTGCAAGGCCGAGCTGGAGGCCAACCCGCGCATTCAGAGCGACTTCCCAGAGGCCTGTGGTCAAGGCAAGGTTTGGCGGGCGGGTGTGATCGTTACGGCCAATGGCCGCAAGATTGAGGCTTTCGGGTCGGCCAAGAAAATCCGGGGCCGTCGCCATGGTGCCCATCGGCCTGACCTGGCGGTGATGGACGACATCGAGAACGACGAGAACGTCACCACCCCGGCCCAGCGCGACAAGCTGCAAAAGTTCGTGACGGCCAGCGTGTTGAACCTTGGCCCACCCGACGACAGCATGGATGCCATTTTGATTGGCACCGTGCTGCACTATGACTCGGTGCTGGCCCGATTCCTCAAAAACCCGCTGTGGAACCGCAAGGTGTTCAAGGCCATCATCCAGTGGCCCAGCCGCATGGATCTGTGGGAGCAGTTTGAAGGGCTGTTGCTGGCCGCTGAAACCCCGCAAAAAGGGGAAAACGCTGCCATGGCGCTGTACCTGGCGAATAAGGCCGACATGGATGAAGGTGCCGTGGTGAGCTGGCCCGCGCTGCGCCCCATCCACAAGCTGATGATCCGCCGAGCCCGAGAGGGCCACAGCGCGTTTGATTCTGAACAGCAAAACGACCCAGTGGCTGGTGAGGATGCGCCGTTTGCCCACAGCATTCGCTTCTGGGTGAACCGCCTGGCCGAATGGATCTTTTATGGCGCATGTGACCCCAGCCTGGGCAAAGCAGGCAACAGCCGCGACCCGAGTGCCATTGGGGTGGGTGGCTACAACAGAGCGACAGGCGTGATGGACGTGGTGGAAGCCAAGATCAAGAAGCGCACGCCAGACCGGATCATCAGCGACGTGATTGAGATGCAGCGGGAGTACGCCTGCCTGGTTTGGGGCTTTGAGAGCGTGCAGTTCCAGGAGTTTCTGAGGACCGAGCTTGTCAAGCGCAGCGCCCAGCTGGGTGTGCCGGTACCAGCGCGTGGGCTGATACCCATTGCCGACAAGCTGCTGCGCATTGAAAGCCTACAGCCGCACATGCACAACGGCCTGATTCGGCTGCACAGCAGCCAGACCACGCTGATTGACCAGTTTCGGCACTTTCCAAAAGCTGATCACGACGACGGCCCCGACATGACTGTGATGCTGTTCATGTTGTGTGTCTCGGGTGGCCTGGCCGCAGCGGCCCAGGGTGGCAACCAACCCAATCGACCAAAAACCGCGCTGGAGCGCTATGGCCGCATTGCGGCCCGGATGTACAGGAGACCGACATGACTCAAGAGAAGTTGCAGCTATTGCTGATCAAGGGGGTCATTGCCGACTTGCCGAGCAAAGACCGCGATGGTGTGGAGGCGGCTGAAACCGATCTGCGCCGAATGGTGGCCCAGTACAACGACCATGGCAAATTGGCCTTGGCTTTGCTGGCAGCCGAACTGGCCGCAGAAGATTGAGGTGGACGAAATGGGTGTGTGGAACAATTTTTGGGATTGGTTTGCAGGCGGTACTACCGATACAAGCACCGGTGCCACTGCGCCCCAGCCAGCACGCATGCGGGAAGCCGCTGGCGCACAGGGGGGTGACGGAGCAGAGGGTTGGCGCAAGCTGTCGGGTGACGGGCTGGGCAGCCAGAACGACCGTGACCTCACTCCCATGGCGCAGGATCGCATGCAGAAGCTGGCCGAGCATCTGTGGCAGAGCAACCTGCTGGCCAACCGCCTGGTTGAGCTGCCGCTGGCGTATTTGCTTGCCGAAGGCGTGAGCCTGCAATGCAAGGACGCTGACCACCAAAAGCTGCTGAACGCCTGGTGGAGAGACCCGATCAACAACTGGCCCCTGAAGTTGGACTCACGTGTACGTGCGCTGGGTTTGCTGGGGGAGCAGTGCTACATCGCCAACGTCCGAGACGGAGATGGCTTTGTCCGCCTGGGCTACCTGGACCCGCGCCAGATTGCCACGGTGGTGGCCGACCCCGACAACCCCGAGCAGCCCATTGGCGTGGTGACCAAGCGTGACAACCGGGGCAAACAGCACAAGTACCGCGTAGTGGTGCTGGGTGATGATGATGAGCTTTTCAGCGCCAACACTGTGCGCATTCGGTCTGAAGATTTCGCAGACGGCGAGTGCCTGTTGTACCAGCTCAACAAATTTCCCAACGGCACCCGTGGCCGCAGCGACTTGCTGGGGCAAATTGACTGGCTGGATGCATACGACACCTTCCTGTTCAATGAGTTGGACCGCATTGGCTACCTGCGAAGCTTTGTCTGGGACGTGACGATGGCCGGGGCTGACGACACGGCTGTGAAAAAGTACGAGAAAGAGTTTGTACCCCCTGGGCCGAACAGCACGTATGTCCACAACGACAGCATCAAGCTGGAAGCCAAAACACCCAATCTACAGGCGGCAGACACCAGCGAGAGTGCCAGATTGCTGCGCAACCACGTGCTTGGTGGCAGCACAACGCCGGAGCATTGGTTTGGTGGTGGCGGGGATGTGAACCGAGCTGCGGCGAGTGAGATGGGCGAGCCCACGTTCAAGATTTACACCGCACGGCAGAATTTTTTGAAACTGGCGCTTGAAGAAATGGGGCGGTATGTGCTGTGGCAAGCTGCACGCGCACGCGGCCAGAAGCCGGACTGGTCCGAAGATGCCTGGCAGGTGACGGCGGTGTTCCCTGAGCTTGTGAACCGAGATGTGACCAAGTTTGCAGCGGCCATGCAATCGGTGGTCAGTGCGGTGATACAGATGATTGATGCCGGGCTTCTGACAGAGGAAACGGCTCTGAAGTTGGTGGCCGATGTTGCCCAGCGCTTTGGGCAGGACTTTGATGCAAAGACCGAGCTGAAGGCCGCACGGAAGGAACACGCTGATCGCAAGGCCAAGAAAGAAGCGAATGATGTGTTCGGGAACCTGCCCGCCGACCTGGCAGACATGAAACGAGAAATGGCTGAGGGCAGCGGTGGCAACAGCAGCGCGGCGTGAGCAACAGAGGGAGCGGGCTGCACAACGGGCCTTTGAAGCTGAGGTGGCCACCAGGCTGCGCGAGCGTGCCAAGCTGCTGCTGACGGGCGAGACAGGGGTGCTGCAAACGCTGGCAGAGGCACGCACACAGATCATGGCCACACTTGCCGAGCTGCCAGCAGATTGGCAGCAGTGGCAACTGTCGAGGCTGCTGGGACAGATCAATGACGTGCTGGATGCAGCCACGGTCAATGCTGGCACGCAGTTTGGTGCTGTGCTGCAAGAGGCCTGGCGCATGGGTGAAGACTTGGTGGACAAGCCTCTGGCCGCAATGGGGCTCCCTGTTGAGATGCAGCTTGCCCAGCTTGACGTGGGGGTGCTGAAGCAGATGCGGACGTTTGGCTCTCTGCGCCTGAAAGACGTTGGAACGCAGGCTGCCAGCAAAATAGGGCGGCAGTTGGGTCTGGTGACGATGGGGGCACAAACCCCCTTTGAGGCAATCAAATCTGTAAATTCGGCACTGGGCGGTGAGGCTGCTGCCCGTGCTGCCACGATTGTGCGCACAGAGGTGAGCCGTGCGTTTGCCGTGGCCAGCCATGAGCGCCTGGTGCAGGCAGAAAAGCTGGTGCCAGGACTTGGCCAGCAGTGGCGGCGCAGTGGCAAGATTCACAGCCGCTGGAATCACGATTTGATGGATGGCCAAGTGGCCGAGGCTGGCAAGCCATTCAAAGTGCCAAACCCTGGTGGTGGCTTTGACATGATGCGGCACCCCCACGACCCCAAAGCCCCACCTGAGCAGGTGATCAGGTGCGGCTGCATTGCATTGCCTTGGATGAAGAGCTGGACGGTGTCTACACCAGGTGCCAAGCCGTTTACCGAAGATGAGCTGAAACTGGACGGGCGCAAGGCAGCACTGGATCAGGCGGCTAAGCGTGCTGGCAGGAGAGTTGAAGGCTGACCACCGTGTGAAGACAAAGCGGATAATGACGAGCATGAGGCGTTGGATATGCAAGTGCGGAGGTAAGCGCCGCTTGCAACCTGGGTGCCAGTCAGAAACACCAGCCCAAACGCTTTAAACCAGCTTTAAAAACCCTCAGCTGGATTTTTCAAGGGGGTTGTGGCCTGGATGCTCTGCGGAGCGTCTCGGGCTGTAGATCACCCTGCCCAGGCCAGCATTTGCTGGCCTTAGTTTTTTGTGCCAACCCCGGCACAGTCACTCCATCAAAACCGCCGCGTTGTTGCGGCTTACAGATGGAGTGATCAATGGCAGACCCCAAAGAACCCCGGAAGATGACACCGGCAGATGCGGCCAAGTGCGTGAAGCGCACCGTGACCGAGTTGGTGGAAAACAAAGATGCCGATGGCAAGCCGGGGAAAAAGGCTGTTACCAAAGAGGTGGCAGTCACAGCCAAAGAGGTGCTGTCTTTCCGTGACTACGGCACCCATGTGGTTGTTGTGACGCGAGACGGCCAGAAGCTGACCGGCTCGGTGGCCGAGTAAGCGCGACCATGAACTGGGCTCAACTCATTGCGGCACTGGCGGCTTGTGGCGGCCTGCGCACGGGTGATGCGGTGAACGCAGCAATGCGCGAGGCTGCTGTAACACCTGAGCGCGACTTCCGGCAGCTGATTGATGTGGTTCGTGCGGCCATTTCCGAGCAGATCAACAACGGTCGCGTGCCCGAGCAGCGCCGTTACGTGAGTCTGTCGGCTATTTACAGCGACCGTGCAGTCATCGAATTGGATGGCAGGCACTACCAATATGCGTATTCGTTCCAGCATGTGGCCGGGGCTGACCAGGTTGTGCTGGGTGCGCCAATTGAAGTGGTCGAGCAATTTGTACCAACAGCATCTGTCCAAGCGCCCGCCAAAACCATGACGGCAGTGGCAAATGCCGTGCGGGAGGCCGTGGGCGGCAACGATGAACTGGCGTTCCGTGAAGCGGCTGACGGCTCCATTGAAGTGACGCTGATCCGGGCTGGCCGCAGCGGCAACCGCAACTACTACCCCGATGCTGTGCTGCGCGAGGCCGCCCCCATGTTTGAGGGCGTGCGCGTGTTCACGAAGAGCGATGCCGAGCACATTGCTGGCAAGGGCAAGGACGTGCGCAACCTCATCGGGGGCATTTACAGCGTGCGCTTTGTGGAGGGCAAAACGCCCGACACGGGTGCGCTGGTGGGCACCTTTAAAGCGCTGGACCCCACCGATGCAGCGGTGACCAAGATGACCGAAGCCGTCAAGCGCGGCATGCAGGGGCTGCTGGGACTGTCCATCGACGCGGATGCACGCACCCGCAAGCGCCAGGCCGGGGCCGAGACCCTGCGCGAGGCTGTGAAGTTCACAAAGGTTCACTCCGTTGACTTGATTGTTGAGCCGGGCGCTGGCGGCGGCCTGGATCGTTTGACCGAAGCCGCTGCTGACCAACCCCCACTTACCAACCCCGAAGGAACTGCTATGCCCTTGTGGAAGCAACGCATGCTGGAGGCCATCAAGGCCAAAGATCCCGTCCGCCACGCCACGATCAATGTGGACACGATCAATGATGACGACCTGGTGCGCATGCACGAGGCCGTGTGTGGATCGCTGGTACCCGCTGCTGCGACTGGCACGGCGCGGGTGACGGAATCGCAGGGTGACAACACGCCCTTGACCCGTGCCGACCTGGAAGTGTTCACGCTCCGGGCCGCAGCCCGCGACCGCATTGGTGCGGCCAAACTGCCCCAGGCTGCCAAAGACCGGTTGCAGGCGCAGGTGGCCATCGCTGCGGCTGACCGGCTGACCGAAGCTGCTGTGGGCGAACTCATCAAAACCGAGGGTGACTACATTGCCCGCATGACGGAAAGCGGCACGGTGCGGGTGCCCATGTTTGGCAGCGGCTCCATCGTGGTGGGTGACCGCAGTCTGAACATGCGCGAGATGCTGGATGCATTCTGGGACCCTGCACACAAAGACCATGGCCGGGTGCAGTCGTTCAAAGAGTGCTACATCGAGATGACGGGTGACCGCCTGGTGACGGGCCGCTTGCGCGAGTGTGACCAGAGCCGCATGGCCGAGTCACTGGGCAGCGCGTCTCTGGGTGAAGTGTTGGGCGACAGCATCGCACGTCGCATGCTGGCCGAGTACCGTGCTGCGGTGGACTTTGATGGCTGGCGGCAGCTGGTGAATGTGGTGCCGGTGAATGATTTCCGCATGCAGCACCGCACCCGGTGGGGTGGCTATGGCGACCTGCCCACGGTCGAAGAGGGTGCTGACTACCAGGACTTGACCAGCCCAAGCGATGAGGAGGCGACCTACAAAGCTGGCAAAAAAGGTGGCAAGGAGTCGATCACGATGGAGGCGATCAAGAATGACGATGTCGGGCTGATTCGCCGCATTCCCACGAAACTCAGCCGTGCCGCAAAGCGCACGCTGGCCAAGTTCGTGTTTGACTTTCTGCGCACTAATGCCGCGATTTACGACACCAAGGCGCTGTTCCATGCGGATCACGCCAACCTGTTCACGGGTGCGCTGTCCAAAGCTGAGCTGGCCGCGCATCGTCTGGCCATGCTCAAACAGACTGAGCTGACCAGCGATGACCGCATTGGCATTGCACCGACACGCCTGGTGGTGCCCGCCGACTTGCAAGAAGCGGCGGTGGATCTGTTCAAGTTGTCAACCAACAACGAACGGACGTTCATTCAGTCACTGACGATGAACATCATCCCGGTGTGGTACTGGACAGATGCTAATGACTGGTGTACCGCTGCTGACCCGGCTGACATTCCCGGCATTGAAATGGGCTTCCTTGATGGCCAACAGGAGCCGGATCTGTTTTTGCAAGACGCGCCCAACGTGGGCTCGATGTTCGCTGCTGACAAGCTGACCTGGAAGATCCGGCACGTGTATGGCGGTGCAGTGACCGACTACCGCGCCTTCACCAAAGCTGTGGTGGCCTGACATCATGGCGCTGGCAGACTTTGAGGCGTTGCTGGGCGACCTGGTACGCGACCAGGATGGCGTAGCTGATGCCGGTGCCCGTGGCCGCGCATTGGAGGCTGCCAGATTGCGTTACAGCCACGATGCGATGCGTGAGCTGGTTGACGATGTGTATTGGCCAGCGACGGGCACGATGGCCCCGGTGCCAGTCCGCTGGACAGATGGCTCATGGATCAAAAGCGCTGTGCGTCTGGTGGGCGGTGTGGCCAGCGGTGAGCTGGAGCTGGCCGTGGGCCGCACGCCTGATGCCTGGGAGCTGGTGTGCCTGGATGCCCTGATGCAGGGCACCGAGGTGCGGCTGACATACACGGCTGACCACTTGCTGGATGCTGTCAATGACACCGTTGCACCACTGCACCGCCTGCCGGTGGCTCAGTACGCGGCGCACTTGCTGTGCCACCAGTTGGCCACGCATTACAGCGCCCAGCGAGAAACGACCATAGGTGCGGATGTGAGCCGCAGCGAAGGCCGGGCGCGGGAGTTTGCAGCCCGTGCCAAGGAATACCGCACAGCCTATTTTGTGGGCATTGGCCTGCCCGACCCTTATGCACGCGCCACCGCTGGTGCAACCGGTGGCGGCGCTGGTGGCAGTGGGGCGGTTGCGGCGGCTGCGGTGGGCAGCTGGCCTGGCCGCAGCCGCCGCTACTTCACCGGCTGGGGTGTGCCATGAGCAGCTTGCACATGACATGGGCCGGTCTGGATGCGCTGAGGCGCGGCTTTGAGCTGGCCCCCGAGCTGACGCGGCACACGCTGTTGGCAACGATGACTGAGGCCACGATGCTTTTGGAGCGCGAGGCTAAAGAAGCCATGCCAAAAGTGACTGGCATGACCGCAGGGAGCATTGCCAGCGATGCCTTTGCCACACCTGTGGGTGTGCTGGGGGTGGTGGGCAGCTCGCAGGCCAGCGCCACGTTTGTGGAGTTGGGCACCAGGCCACACCCTGTCAGCAAAGAAGGCCGGGTTGCGCTGGAGAGCTGGGTAAGGGCAAAGCTGGGTGTATCGGCAAAAGACGCACCTGGCGTTGCTTACCTGGTAGCCAGAAAAATTGCACGCAAGGGCACGCCAGCACAGAAGCCGTTTGAAAAAGCATTGGCCGCCACTGAGGGGCAAGTGCTGCGCATGTTTGAGGATGCAGCGGGCCGTGTGGCCGCGCACCTGGTGGGTATGCCAGGAGGTGCTGCATGAGCACGTTGCAAGCACACAGGGACGCAATTTTGACGGTGCTGGCCGCAGTGCCGGATGTTGGCAATGTGCATGACCGCGAGCGTTATGCACGGGACGAAGCCGGATTTCGGGCGCTTTATCTGTTTACGCCAGGTGCGGGGGTGGGGGCTGGTCTTCCGCATATCAGGGGCTGGTGGATACGCCGGGTGCGTACCGAAGAGTCGAGCGCAGACACGGGCAGCCCGATCAATGCCTTTACCTGGGAGGTGCGGGGGTACATGGCATTTAACGATGCGTTGGTCTCTGAGCTTGTGTTTGACGAACTCGTGGAGCGCATCCGCGATGCCGTGCGGGCCGATTTGACCCTGGGTGGCGTGTGTGACCTGGGGCCGATGGAAGAGACAGAAGGCGTGCAAGTGCTGGATGCCGGTCCGGTGATGTTTGCTGGGGTGTTGTGCCACAGCGTTGTTTTGCAACTCAAGACCTGGAGTTATGTATGAGCAAGACCAGTACCCATGTCACCAATCCGCGCCCCAAAAGCCAAGAGTCCAGCCAAATGCCGCCGCCAGCGGCGCAAGAAGCGTCCGCCCAAAACACGCCCGGTGTTGCCGCTGGAGCCGATACCCATGCCACCGCTGCCGTGGTTTTGCCCGCGAAGGCCCAGCAGGAGAGCCAGGCTGGTGAAGTGGATGAACACCGTGGCCTGGGCGGGCTGTATTCGGTCATTGATGGCAAGCGTGTCCTGATGGAACGCACCGGGCTGGATGTGACCCCGATCTGAATTTGGCACACCTCAGCGCAATTCAGAGCAACCCATTTATTGAAGGAGCCAAGCGATGGCAACCAATGTGAAGTATGTGCGGAAGATGGCCTTGTTGATCAAGCCCGAATCGGTGTTCAAGCAGGATGCCGTGCCGACAGCAGGGCTCAATGCGATCCGGGCCTATGACGTGAGCCTGGTGCCAATTGAGGGTGAAGAGGTGAAGGCGAACTTCATCAAAACACGCTTTGGTGCGCAGGAAACGACGCAGGTCACTGAATACAAGAGCATCAGCTTTTTCGTGCCTTTTTCCGGTGTTGCTGTGGCGGGCGCACTGCCTGGTGTGGCTGATTTGCTGCGGGCATGTGCTGTGAGTGTGACGAATGAAGCTGGGGTTAAAACCACCTTTGCACCCGTCACCGATGGCCATGAGTCGGTGACGATGTACGCCAACATCGACGGAATCAAGCATGTGTCGCTGGGCATGCGCGGCACAGCTGAGGTGACCACGACAGCCAAGGGTATGCCCGGCTGGAAGTTTGACTTGATGGGCAGCTTTGTCCCGCTGGTTGATGCCGATCTTCCAACAGGCGTTGTGTACACCCGTTTTTTGAAGGCGCTTCCGGTCAATCAAGCCAATACCACGCTGACGATTGATGGTTTGGATGTGGTGGCCAGCGCGTTTTCGTTCAAGCAAGGTAACGCGGTGGCGCACAGCAACGAGATTGGGCTTGACCAGGTGGACATCAGCGACCGTGAGTCCACCGGGTCGGTGACGTTCAGGAACACCGCTGTGAGCGTGCGCAACTGGGTGAGCATGTACCGCGACCGCGAACAGGTGCCAGTGGTGATGCGCCACGGGCAGGGGGCTACGAATACGGTGAAGTTCATTGGGCCGTATGCCGAGATCGGCAAGCCGTCGTACAGCGATGTGAAGGGGGTGCAGTACATCACTTTGCCTCTGCGCTTCATTGATCCGAATGACAACGACGGCGACTGGACGTTTGAGATTTGAGCGCCACCCAGCGTTGATTCCTGCCCCAATTTTTTCCCACCCACCTATATATAGAGCAGAACCATGACTGTTGTGATCCCCAAAATTGCTGCTGGCTTGAAGCCGACTTTCTCATCCCCTGCCACCGTGTATTTGCCAGGCGACGGTGGTGAGCATGTCGCCCATAAATTCAATGTGCATTTCAAGCGCTTGAAGAGTACCGAGCGTGATGAATTGAGCAAGAAATACATTGGCGGCGAGATCAACACTGCCCAGCTGTTGGACGCTGTTGCACAGGGCTGGGACGGCATGCTGGATGAAATTGGGAACCCTGTTCCCTACAGCAAAGAAGTGCGAACTGCTACCGAAGCGGTGTATTCCGGCGTTGAACAAGCAATGGCTGTGAGCTGGTTTGACCATGCGTTTATCAACCAGCGCGAGGCAGCCATAAAAAACTTGAAGGCGCTGTCAGGCACTGGTACGGCCTAGACAGCGCTGACGAGGATGTGGTTGATGACGACTTGCGACAAGACTGCGAAGTGCTCGGGTTGGATGTTGACCAGCTCATTGAGCCCATCGAGCAGCAAGCCGCACCCACAAATTACGAGTTATGGCCAGAGCATGCCCAGGCCTGGGCACTGTACCAGGCGTGTGAAACGCAGTGGCGCATGGTGATTGGAATGGATGGAGCAGTCTGGCTGGGGCTGGACATGCCTGGTGTTGATGTGATCCGCAAAGCACACCGCATCAGTGATGAGGATTGGACGGAGGTGCTGTGGCAGCTACAGGTGATGGAAGCCGAAGGCAAAAAAATACGAAATGCACGCATTGCATCTGAATCTTGATAACCCCCTGATATTTAAAACATGAGCACGGTACGCCAGGTCGGCATCAAAATGGTGGTGGATACCCAGTCTGTAGCGACTGAGGTGCCCAAGGCCGCCCACGAGTTTGATGCGCTGGGAGCGAGTGCGCAGCAGGCCAGCGAGCGTGCGACACGCGGCCTTGATAGCGTTGGGCAAGCTTCCCAGTCGGCAGTAAGTGGCATGTCCAGCCTGACAGCCGCAGCGATCGGAGTGGCTGGAGCGGCTGCGGTGGCAACGGACAGTCTGGCAAAAATGGTCGTTGTGCAGCGCGAATTTGATGTGTTGAATTCGAGCCTGATCACGGTCACGGGCAGCAGTGCGGCGGCTGAGGTGCAGTTTGACTGGATCAAGCGTTTTGCCGCCACCACGCCTTATGCGCTGAACGAGGTTACGGGTGCGTTTGTGAAGATGAAGGCGCTGGGACTGGATGCGTCAGAAAAATCACTGGCCAGCTACGGCAACACGGCCAGTGCGATGGGCAAGGGCTTGGATCAGATGATCGAAGCGGTTGCCGATGGCGCGACGGGTGAGTTTGAGCGGCTGAAGGAATTTGGCATCAAGGCAAGCCAGCAGGGCGATCAGGTCAGCTTCACGTTCAAAGGTATCACCACCACGGTGGGCAACAACGCGGCAGAGATTACCCAGTATTTGCAGGCCATTGGCGAGGTGGACTTTGCCGGTGCAATGGAAAAGCGGGCCGCCACGTTGGATGGGGCCATGAGTAACCTGGCAGATAGTGCCAGTAATCTGCTTTTGACCATCAGCCAAAGTGGCATCGGCGATGCCGCGAACCGGGAAACGCGGGCCATTGCGAACGAATTTGGTCTGGCTACCCAGGCGATTGAAGAAGCTCGGTCCGCTCATGGCGGCATGGCTGAACAGCTGGCCAGTGGTGCAGGCATGGTGGCTGGGCGCACGTTTTTTGCGGCGCTGAACACTGCTGTGAATGCCACAAACTGGGCTGTCAATACCCTGTCTGGTGGATTGCTTGACTTCAGCACGAATGTGGATTTGACGAACTGGCGGCTGAAGTCCACCGCGTCGCAGGTTGCATACCTGGAGAGTGAGTTGCAGCAGGCTGGTGCGAAGATGGCCGAGTTGCAACAGAAATTTGCAGTGGCCAGTGACAACATCTACCTGAAGAGCGAGATCTATCAGCTCCAGCTGTACATCAAGGAATTGAAAGCGGCCAAGGCTCAAAAAGAGCTGTTGATGGGCAAGGACAGCCCGGAGAACTACAGCAATGAGGGCCGCAACTGGAAAGCTGCCGATGAATCGGCACAGGTTGCGGCACAGGCACGGGGCCGGGCCTATGCCGAATTGATGGGCAAGATGGCCACGCAGCAGGAAAAATTTACCGCCGCTGTGTTTGATGCGAAGGAAAAGCTGGGGGACTTGTACTCGCCTGAAATTGAGAAGCGGCTGCGGGATCACTACATCAAGTCTGAATCGGGTGTGCGCACGGTAAGCGCCGCCGAAAAGGAGGCGCTCGACGCTGCGATGGAGCGGCGCAAGTGGTTCATGGTGGGGCAGGCTGAGTATGAGAAGCAGCTGGAGGCTGAGCGCCAGGCGATTGAGCGCAATGCGGCTGCGGCTGCCAAGGCTGAGCAGGCCAACATTGATGCGGCTCAGAAGAGTGCCGAGGCGGTGGACAAGCGGCTGCTGGCCCTGAAGGACGAGAACGCAGCCCAGGCGCTGGCAGCACAGCAGGGGGTGACGCTGGCCCAGGCGATTGAGACGATCACGATTGCCCGGCTGTCTGAGCGCCAGGCGGCATTGATGCGCGAGGGTGACCGGGACGCGGAAGTGCTGGCCATCCAGACTGAAATTGATGCCCGTAGGAAGCTGCGCGATGAGTTGGGTACCTACGCCGGTTGGGCTGCTGCTGCAAAGCAAGCGAAGGACGTTGCCACAGAAGCCAGCAAAATTGCGGGAGACGTGGAGCGCGAGCTGACATCGGCATTGATGCGCGGCTTTGAGCGCGGAAAGGGCTTTGCCGAAACGCTGCGAGACACCGTGGTGAATATGTTCAAGACCATGGTGCTGCGCCCTGTGATCAGCGCAGTGGTCAGCCCCGTTGCCGGTGCCATGACTGCCGGTCTGGGCCTGCCAGGGGCCGCCAGTGCGGCCACAGCAAACACCAGCGCCCTGTCTGGCCTGGGTATGCTGGGCGGATCGCTCGGTGCGCTGGGCACGGGCCTTGGCGCAGGCGCGGGCATGATTGCCGGTGGCGGTGTGGGCGGCTGGCTGACGGCTTCCACCAGCCTCATCGGCACCGGCACGGCAGCGGGTGCGATGGCAGGCATCGGTGCGCTGGCAGGCCCCATCGGCGCGGCCTTGGCCGTGGCCTCACTGCTCAAAAGCATGGACGACAGCGGCACCATGCACACGGGAGGCATTGGCGGCTACAGCGCAGCCGGTGGCACCGCCACTGGCGCGGCTGCCGGGCTGCGCTTTGGCGTGGATGCCAAAGACTACACAGCCAGCGCAGCCACCGCCAGCGCACAAATTGCCAAGAGCATTGTCGGCATGCTCGACAGCACCGCCACCACCTTTGGACAGCAGGCCGGGTACTACGCCGCCACCGCCTTTGCTGACGACACAAGCAAAGACGGCGCGTGGGGTGCCTTGATGCTCAAGCTGGGAGACAAGCTGGTGCTCGACTGGGCCAACAACCCCGAGCGCGATGCCAACGTCCCCCGCGTGTTTGCCAATGGCGAGGCTGGTGCCAAACAGTACGCAGCCGCCGTTACAAAAGACGTGCGCGACTACCTCATCACCCAAACCCCAACCTGGGCCGATAGCATGCTCACCGAGCTGGGTGATGCCCCCAGCCTGGAGCAGCTGGCCGCCACTGTGGGCCAGATCAACGCCACCGCCACCGCGCTCGATGGCATGGGCCGGGCCAGCCAGGCGTTTGCCAACCTGGCCGAAAGCGCCACCAACACCCTCATCACCGCGCTGGGCGGCGGTGAAGCCGCCGTGGCCAACTTGGGCAGCTACTACACCAACTATTACAGCCAGGCCGACCGCGCCGAAATTGCAACCCGCCAGCTCACAGAGCAACTGGCCACCATTGGAGTGACCCTGCCAGAAACCCGCGATGCCTACCGCGAGCTGGTAGACGACGCGATGGCCAGCGGCAACGAGCAGCTGGCTGCCGACCTCATCAAACTAAGCGGGGCGTATGCATCGGTGAGTAAGTCTGCTGACGAGCTGACTGCATCCATGACGGCGGCCACCAGCAGCATTGCCAGCTACCTGGAGCGGCTGGACACCACGGCCAGCAGCGGCGGCAGTGCGCTGAGCCTGTCTGCTGCGCAGGGGTTGTATGCCACGCAACTCAATGCGGCCAAGGCTGGTGACACCACAGCCATGGGCAACCTCAGCAGCTACGCCGATTCGGTCATCAAAGCCGCCACCGAGCAGCTGCCCTGGTTGCAAGCCGCGCTGGTGCAGGGCCGGGTGCGGGCTGACTTGCGCGAGCTGATTTCGGGGGCGCGTGCTTTTGCTGTGGGTGGTGCGTTCAGTGGATCTGTGGTGAGTGGCCCAACGGCTTTTGACATGGGCCTGATGGGCGAAAAAGGCCCCGAGGCTGTCATGCCACTGGCCAATGTTGGTGGCGTGCTAGGTGTGCGCATGGCTGGTGGTGGCGATACCTCCGGCCTGGGCCGGGCGGTGGCGGCCATGGCCGCTGAAATCAAGGTGCTGCGGGACACGCTGGAAAAGCTGGGTGCGCAAACCGTGATCAACACCGCCAACGGAGCGGCTAGCCTGGCCCGGCTGGTGAATGAGGGCCTGGAGGTGTGGAACGACCCGGCCACGCCATTGACCACGGAGGCCGCAGCATGATTGCCGTGCCACCAGTTGAAGTGACTGACAGCGTGCTGGTATCAACTACTGCGCCGGATGAGGGTGCATGGAGCGTTGCCACAACGTACAGCGCGGGCGCTACGTGCAGCCGCAACCACATTGTGTGGACCAGCCTGCAAGATGCCAACCTTGGCAACACGCCAGAAAGCAGCCCTGCATGGTGGGAAGACTCCGGCCCCAGCAACCAGTGGGCCATGTTTGACAGCAGTGTGGCCACCGTGACCAGTAACGGCGGCGATGGCAGTCCGCTGGTGGTGGTGCTTGATCCGGAAAAGCGAATCACATCGGTGGTGATGATCGGGCTGGTTGGTGCGCGGGTTCGGCTGCAAATTGAAAACGCACCCGGTGGCGATGTGATTGAGGACATCACTAACACGCTGGTGACTTCAGATGGCACTTACTGGGGCTGGTGTTTTGAGCCGTTCCGGCAGGAAAAGCGGGCTGTCTGGACTGGGCTGAAAAGCAGCCCGCTGATGCGCCTGACGTTGACCATTGACCCGCTGGGGGATGACGCGGCGTGCGGGCTGTGTTTGTTTGGCCGCGAGTTCACGCTGGGGGTAGCCACGTATGGATTCAGCACGCCCATCAAAAACCGTGGCCGGTACTACCTGGACAAGCTGGGCAACCCAAAGCGGGTTGAACGCGGGCACTCCATCAACATGAGCGGCACGGTGCAGAGCGATACATCCACCTACAACCGATCAATGGATTTTTTGGCCGAATACATCGGCGAGCCCATGGCCTGGGTGCTGGCCCCAGGCCTTGGCGACTACCGGGCTGCAACGATTGTGGGTGAGTACCAAAGCGCAACCCCGGCTTTTGCCGGGCCGACCATGACCACATGGTCAATGGACATCTCCGGCTACCGATAACAACAGACCAAGCAACGGCACATGACGACCATCACCACACCACCAACTCTCACGCCAACCCCGGTTGATGTGCCCGACAAATACGGAAGCAATCCGCCGGAGTTTGACGTATCAATCCACAACTGGTTTGCATGGTGGGCCACCCGCACGCCAGAAGAGCAGGCCATGGCTGCATGGATGCAGACCACAGCATTGGCCATGCAGGCCATGCAGTTCAACCGCCGTGGCAATTGGGTGACGAATTCGGAGTACAGCAAAGATTCCCGAGATTGGGTGCAGTACGGAGGAAGCGGGTATGTGTGCGTTGTGTCGCACATATCGGAAACGTTTACCACCGACCTGGCCGCTGGAAAATGGGTGTCTGTTGATGTTTTGCAGTACATCACAGATATGGCATCGCAAGCTGGGCCCGATTCAATCGGCTATTCGGGGGCGCGCAACTATGCAGTCCAGACGCTGGGGGCGGCTCTCAAAGATATTTCTGTGAATGTAAAGGTATTCCCCTGGCTAGCAAAGGGTGACGGCACCACCGATGACAAAGATGCAATTAATGCAGCAATGCTGGCGGCAAGCAACATTGCCGCAGCAAATAATGGAATGCGCGTAAAAGTGCTGATCCCGCCTGGCGTATATGCTTGCGCCGGGGAATTAACTGCCAAATCGAACACCGTTATTGAAAACCAAGGACACCTCAAATTTACAGGCGGAAATGCTGTCGGACAGTTTTTCAGCATTCGCGCAGTCTCCAATGTCGAAGTATTTGGCGGGGTGTGGGACAGTAACGGGCAGGGCAATGACAATACGATTGCCGTTTCATTTGTCAACTCTGATCAGTCTGTTGCCGGGCCGAAATGCCAAAACATTTTTATCCACGACTTGCTGATAAAAAATTCTGCGCACGGTGGGTCTGAAATTGTAGATATAAATGATCCGGCAGACGTTGGGCGCGGTGGCGGCAAAGGCTTCACCGTTCAATTCGGTGCTGAAAATGTATTAATTAACAACGTGGTTCTTGATAACTGCGATCTGGGATTTTCGGTTGAGGGCAAAGAGTCAGATACAGGTTATGTAAATGGCATACAAATCAGCAATGTGACTGTGAAAAATGCCAAATACATGGGCATGTATCTCAAATCAGTTATCAACACTGTCGGGCTTTACGGGCAGACAACCGGGCTACTTCTCAATAACATTGATTTGATTGATTGCGGTGTCGGGCAGACAACAGAAACAGTCCCGCGTGATATTGCAACATTGTTCGGTGCGATCACTTGCCAAGGCATGGTAGATGCAGTTGGAACAAACATCCGCGTCAGAAGCACAACTGGAAAACAAACGATCATGCGGGGAGCAACCCGTTCATGTCGTTTCGACATTCGCGCAGTCATTGCGGGTGAGCTTGTGGACGTAGTGAATACGGCGCCTTATGGCGGCTTCAATCCCACAAACACCGAAACCAGGCACCTTAATTTCAAGTGTGACTTGTTTTTGCTGGGGGCGACATTCAGCGGATATTTTGCAAACAACAATGCAACGTATCCGGCAAATTTCAGTCTTTTTGATTTCACTGGAATTCACCTCAATGGTGGAACGGCTGCTGCATTCAGCACAGCAAAATACAGCACGAACTTCCCGAGCTCAAGCGAATTCAGATTTAAGGATTTGCATTCAGGAAAAAGCATCACTTGCAACGATGGCGCAGCACAAACCGGGGCATTGTCTGGTTTCCAAACCTTTATCAACGGACTTGGAATTGACGATGATGCAAGCTTCACAAGACTTGCCCCAACACGCGGAATCCTTTCTCTTCTTGACAGCGCGGGGGCATCTCAACTGTGGGTTGAGAATGGGTTGGTAAATATCCGCAATCGGCTTGTGTTCAACAATTCTGCGTTAATGCTTGAATGGGGCACAGGAGCGCCAGAGGGTGTGCTTACCGCAGTAGCAGGCTCTATCTATCTGCGTACAGACGGTGGTACAGGTATCACTTTCTACGTTAAAGAGACGGGATCAGGAAATACAGGATGGGTCGCAAAATGATCAAAAAATGTTTTGTTTTGGATGGTCGTGTTATAAACATCGGAGAGTGGGATTTTCTCCCAGATTCAGAGGGGCAAATACAAAACCCAATTCCAATTGGGGCTGTTGAAGCGGAAATGGAGTTTGTCGATACTGAGCATGGCCCTGTGCCAGCTTGTGAATATCGCAAACTGAGAGCAATGGCATACCCTGCAATTAGCGATCAACTAGACGCGCTGTTTAAAGCTGGCGTATTCCCACCAGATATGGCAAAACAAATTCAGGCAGTCAAAGAAAGGTACGCGAAGCCATGATCGAGTTGACACATGACGGGGAAATTGTGGCAGCGGCCCTGGCTGTTGCCGCTCTGTGCGTGCCGCTGTGGATTTTTGCCAAGGCGCGGCGCAATGGCGGCGTGGCCGAGCTGCCGTCTGCACTGGTTTCTTTCCTGCTGTTCGGATTCGGCGGTGGGGCACTCAGCCCAGGCTTGATCATCATTGCCAGCGACACATACAACAAGGCCGCGCTGATTGAGCACGAGAGGTGCCACCAGCATCAGATGCTGCGCGATGGGTACTGGACATGGCTGAGCCGCTACGTATTTGACCTGCGCTGGAGGCAACAGTACGAGGTGGAGGCGTACCGTGTGTGGGTGCAGCATTCGCCAGATGATCTGATGCGTTGCGCTCGTGATTTGGTCAATGGCTACGACCTGCTTCTGACGTTTGACGGCGCTGTGAAGCTTCTGACAGGCGATACCGCGAAGTATTTTGATCGAAATTTAGGAATCTAAAAGACGGGCGATCCAGCAAAGTGCTGTAACACTTGGCTGCCCCCGCCCCGCAGACTAACCCTGCAAGCCCGGCAAGACCCGCCACTTTCGCGAGAGCGGGACATGATGGACACCACTCTTCACTGCACCGCAAAACCCATCGTCCCATGGAAAGGCTGTAGTAAGTGTCAACGATGTACCAGCTATGCGAGATGTATTTTCTGGTTTGTATCAACAAAGGTTGAGCATTCGCTACTCGGTAGGCTTGTCATCATCATCGCGCAAGGAAAAGGGCGAGTTGCTGATTCGTAACTGGTGATAGTGCGTGCGGGCTATGGTTTTAAAAAAGCGCCAAAGCCTGCGTTAAAAAGCGCCAAAGCCTGCGCCGCGCTACTTGCCTGCTGAAAGCGGCAAGGGTTTACCCGAATTTGTCCCTGTTGGGACACGCATTTGCTTGGATAAAGCGCGGTGGGCGTTTAAATTCGCACGGTCGTTCGTTTTTACGCATTCTTCGCTTTCACTCCAATCAAGAGGACCCAACGCATGAGCGCTGACTACACCGTCCACGGCGACGTGGCCGTGATCACCCTGAACAACCCGCCCGTCAACGGGCTGGGCCTGGCCACCCGGCAAGCCATCGTGGCGGGGCTGGAGCAGGCCGAGGCCGATGCCAGTGTCAAGGCCATCGTGCTGACCGGCGCAGGCAAGGCGTTTTCGGGCGGAGCCGACATCAAGGAATTCGGCTCGCCCAAGGCCATCCAGGAGCCCAACCTGCTGAGCGTGATCCGCGCCGTGGAAAACACCACCAAGCCCGTGGTGGCCGCTGTGCACAGCGTGGCCATGGGCGGCGGGCTGGAGCTGGCGCTGGGTGCGCACTACCGCATCGTGGCCCCCGGTTGCAGCATTGCGCTGCCTGAAGTGAAGCTGGGCCTGATTCCAGGCGCGGGCGGCACACAGCGCCTGCCCCGCGTGCTGGGTGTGGAAGCCGCGCTGAACATGATCGTCAGCGGCGAGCCCGTCAAGGCCGAAATGCTGGCCATGCTGCCCGGCCAAAAATTGTTCGACAAGCTGGCTGCCAGCCCCGAGAGCCTGGCCGAAGAAGCCCTGGCCCTGGCCCGCGAAGTGGCCGCTAAACACGCGGCTGACGGCTCGGCCTTCCCCCTGGTGCGCAACCTGCCCTGCAAGCACAAGGACGGCGATGCCTACTTCCAGTTTGCCCGCAACATGGTCAAAGGCATGGCCAAAAACTTCCCCGCGCCCTCCAAGTGTGTGGATGCCGTGGAAGCCGCCACCAAGAAGAAGTTTGAAGACGGCATGGCCTTCGAGCGCGAAATCTTTATCAACCTGATGTGGACTTCGGAATGCCGCTCGCTGCGCCACCTGTTTGTGGCCGAGCGCGCCGCCAGCAAAATCCCCGACGTGCCGGAAGACACGCCCAAGCGCGACATCAAGTCGGTGGCCATCATCGGTGCGGGCACCATGGGCGGCGGCATTGCCATGAACTTCCTGAACGCTGGCATCCCCGTCAAGATGCTGGAAATGAAGCAGGAAGCCCTGGACCGTGGCACCGGCGTGATGCGCAAGAACTACGAAGCGCAAGTCAAAAAAGGCAAGCTGAAGCAGGACAAGCTGGACCAGCGCATGGCCCTGCTGAGCACCACCCTGAGCTACGACGACTTGGGCGATGCCGACTTGGTCATTGAAGCTGTGTTTGAAGAAATCGGCGTGAAAGAAGCCGTGTTCAAAGAGCTGGACCGCGTGTGCAAGCCCGGTGCCATTCTGGCCAGCAACACCTCCACACTGGACGTGGACAAGATCGCCAGCTTCACCAGCCGCCCGCAAGACGTGGTGGGCATGCACTTCTTCAGTCCCGCCAACGTGATGAAGCTGCTGGAAGTGGTGCGCGGCAAGGCCACGGCGCACGACGTGCTGGCCACGGTGATGGCCATCAGCAAAAAGATCAAAAAGACCGCCGTGGTGTCCGGCGTGTGTGACGGCTTCATCGGCAACCGCATGATCGAGCAGTACGGCCGCCAGGGCGGATTCCTGCTGGACGAAGGCTGCACACCCCAGCAGGTGGACAAGGCCATCGAGAAATTCGGCTTTGCGATGGGCCCCTTCCGCATGGGCGATCTGGCGGGCAACGACATCGGCTGGGCCATCCGCAAGCGCCGCTACACCGAAAAGCCCGACATGAAGTACAGCAAGACGGCAGACCTGCTGTGCGAAAAAGGCCGCTTTGGCCAGAAAACCGGCGCTGGCTGGTACGACTACGTGCCCGGCAAACGCGATGCCATTCCAAACGCCGAGGTGGAGCAGATGATTGCCGACCACCGCGCATCGCTGGGCATCAAGCCCCGCAAGATTTCGGACGAAGAGATCGTGCAGCGCCTGGTGTTCAGCCTGGTGAACGAGGCCGCCCACATCCTGGAAGAGGGCATTGCCAACAAGGCCAGCGACGTGGACATCGTCTACATCTTCGGCTACGGCTTCCCCGTGTACCGGGGCGGCCCGCTGAACTACGCCAACGAGGTGGGGTTGTTCAACGTGGTGCAGGCCATGAAACGCTTTGCCCGCAACCCACTGGACGATGCCAACTTCTGGCAACCCGCGCCGCTGCTGGCCCGCCTGGCTGCCGAAGGCAAAACGTTCTAAATCATTTTGGCCTCTGACGATTTTTCCAAAAGCGTCCGCAGCTATCAAAACAGGAATTCACCATGACCCAAGCCGTCATCGTTTCTACCGCCCGCACGCCCCTGGCCAAGAGCTGGAAGGGCGCTTTCAACATGACCCACGGTGCCACCCTGGGGGGACATGCCGTGCAGCACGCCGTGCAACGCGCAGGCATCGACCCCGCACTGGTCGAAGACGTGATCATGGGCTGCGCCAACCCCGAAGGGGCCACCGGAGCCAACATCGCCCGCCAGATTGCACTCAAGGCAGGCCTGCCCATCAGCGTGTCGGGCATGACCGTCAACCGTTTCTGCTCATCTGGCCTGCAAACCATTGCCCTGGCTGCCCAGCGCATCATCGCGGGCGAAGGTCAGGTGTATGTGGCCGGTGGTGTGGAAAGCATCTCCTGCGTGCAGCAGGAAATGAACCTGCACATGCTCAAAGACCTGGCGCTGGAAAAGCAAAAGCCCGAGATCTACTGGAACATGCTGCAAACCGCCGAGCAGGTGGCCAAGCGCTACAACATCAGCCGCGAGGCCATGGACGAATACGGTGCCGCCAGCCAGCAAAAAGCCACCGCTGCGCTGGAGGCCGGGCTGTTCACTGCAGAAATCGCCCCCATCACCGTCACCGCCGGTGTGGCCGACAAGGTGATGGGCCTGATGACCAAACAAGTCACCGTGAGTCAGGATGAAGGCATCCGCGCCGGTACCACCTACGATGCCATCAAGGGCTTGCGTTCAGCGCTACCCGGCGGCCTGGTGAGTGCGGGTAACGCCAGCCAGTTCTCGGACGGTGCCGGTGCCTGCGTGGTGATGGACGAAACCCTGGCCCAGCAGCAGGGCCTGACCCCCATTGGCCGCTTCCTCGGCTTTGCCGTGGCCGGTTGCGAGCCCGATGAAATGGGCATTGGCCCCGTGTACGCCGTGCCCAAAGCCCTGGCCCGCCTGGGCCTGACGGTGCAAGACATTGACCTGTGGGAGCTGAACGAAGCCTTTGCCGTGCAGGTGATCTACTGCCGCGACAAGCTGGGCATCCCCGCCGACCGCCTGAACGTCAACGGCGGTGCCATTGCCGTGGGCCACCCCTACGGCGTGAGCGGCCAGCGCCTGACCGGCCATGCCCTCATCGAAGGCAAGCGCCGGGGTGCCAAGCGCGTGGCCGTGACCATGTGCATCGGCGGCGGCATGGGGGCCTGCGGGATTTTCGAGGTGCTGTGA